GCTTGTAGTTTAGTTCTATTATCTTTACGATCTTCAATAAATTGTTCTTTATCTTTATCTCTTTGTACTTTCATAGTAGCTAACTTCATATCATACTCATATCTTAACTGCAAAGCTTGTTGGTCAATTTGTGCTTGCATTTGCATTTTTTGAATATCAAATTCTGTTTTTGCTTTTTCAACCTCAACTTTACTAGCAGTTAAAGCTTGTTGTTTTTGCATTTCAGCTAATGCAGCTTTTTCAGCTGTTTGTTGATTAGCTTGAGCTTGAGCTTGAATATTAGCTTGAGCAGCTTTTTGATCTGCTTCTGCTTTTTTCTTTCTTCTAAATTTAAGAAGTTGATTAGCTAGTTTTAAATTTCTTACTTCTCTTATATCTATAGCATCTGCTAAATCTATTTGTCCGGCTTTTAAAGCTATTTGTATATTTTGTTCTAATTGAGATTTTTCTTCTTCATCAGGCTCTAAACTTATATAAATTCCAAAGTCATGAACTTGCTGCTGCATTAGTTCTTCTAACGTGCCAGTGTTAAAACTAGATATACTATTTTTTAAAGCTTCTCTAGTAAATGGAAACTCTAAAGAGTCAGCAACTCTTAATGATATGTTTTCACAAACTCTTAACGTGAGATATAAACTTGATTGTAGTATATGTCTGGTAGCAGTGTTAGAATTTGCTGCAGCTAATTTTTGTAAACCTACTAAAGAGTTTTTATCTGGATTACTACCGTCTCTAGCTTCGTTTAGTCCGGTTACATCTCTTATAAGCTGTAAGTAGTATTGATAAGTTTGAATTAAACTTTGCATTTTACTACTTCCTGATCCAGCTCTTAATTCTTGTATTGGAACTTTACCTGGATTCATACCACCATCTTGTGTCATTGACCTACCTACAATACTACCAGTTTGAAAATACATATTCAAAGCTTCAGCTGGATTATAATTAGTTCCATTACCTAAATCTACTTCTGCTAAACCATCCATATCTAAAAATACACCATCAGGAACTATCCTAGACATTACTTGCTGCATTTTTAAATGTGTTAACTGTATCATATCAGCAAAACCTGTTATTCTACTAACTAAACTTTCTATACGACCTTTATACATTCTAGGTGCAGATACCGCATAACTAAAATTAACTTTAGTAGTATCAGCTACTGGTCTAGTCATATGCTCTGCTAATTTCCAGTCTAACATCATAGGATGTCCTAATATTTTAGCTCCAGAATAAAGAGTTTCAATAGTTCTACCTACTCTTTCAAAACCATCATTAGGTGGTGGCATAAAAGTATCTGGCTTTTCTAAAGCTTTTTCTAATCCTTGATCTGTATATTTTATTTTAAAAACTTGATCTGAATAACTTTTATATTCAAAGTAAAGAACCTGTATAGTTTGATCATCTTGTCTGCCGTTCCAGTTTCTTAAATACTCTGCATTACCTGGATATTTTTGTATAGTCTCTAATTCTTCGTTAGTTAAATTAGGATATTGTTTTTTAATATCAGCTAAATACACAGATTTAACTTCACCTACATAATATAAATCTTCAAAGTTTGGATCATTGCTATATGAATAAACTAAAGCAGCTGGATCTACATAATCAACTACAACACCTTCTGATTTATTCCAACTTGTTTTTACACATCCTATACCTAATATTGTTAAATCATAATTTATTCTTTGCCTAACTAAATCAAATTTGTTTTTATCAAGAATATTATTTATAACCTCTTCTTCTGCTACTTCTACACTTTGTTTAAAGTCCATTTGTAAATGAACTTCTAGTTCTTCTTTATCTTGTGGAGAGTTGATAGGATCTTGAGAAAAAGCTGAAATACCTAAAAGTTTTTGAGCTTGAGTTAAATAATCTTTAGCTTCAATATCAACCATTAAATTTCTAGCATATTCAGTTCTTACTTTGCTACAAGCAGGATCTTGAGCATAAGCATTTATATCATAGTTTCTTTGAGACATCCCATTAACAACTATATCTACAAACTTAGAAATTACGGGAACTGGCTTCCAGTCTAAATTTAAATAACTTAAGTCACCATTAATAGCTAATTCATCTTTGTATTTTTGTACTGGTTGTTCTCCTCTAGCATAAAGTCTTAATAAGTTATAATTATTAAAATTTATAGCATAACCTGGAGCGGTTGTGCCATACCTATAATTTCTAAACCATTCACCTTCTATAGCTCTACCAACAGCTAGACCGTATTCAATGGTTGCTTTTTCCGCGTCTGGTACTACCTGATCTGGAAAAGAACTGTCCATGTTGTAAGAAATTTGCATTTATTTATTTTATTATTTTAGAAATAATCCCATCATTGTCGTATCTTTTTATTCCTAAACTAATAGGTTGATATTTTCTTTCAGGATTTGGTTTGTACATATTTTTATTGCAAGCCATAATAGCTAAACCAGAGCTTATAGAAGCATCATGTTTTGTTCTATTATTTATATTAAACTGACTCCAGTCTTCTAAAGTTTTAGAAAAATACATATCACCATAGCCATCGGCTTTTTGACCTACATAGTTTTCAATATAACTTTCTATTGCAGCTGCATGAGCCTGCTTAATATCTTCACTAGAGTTAGGTATACCACCTATTTCTTTTTCAGTTGTTGAAAGCTTATTCCAAATTTTATCTGGTCGATTCATACTAAAACCTCTATAACCTCTACGCTTTAAATAATATAATAATCTAGGTTTATTGTTTTCAGCTAATATAGGCATACCATAAAATACTAAAGCCATTAAAACATCTTCAAAGAATATTTCAGCAGTTTGTGGCCTTGATATATATTCTAAAAAAAAGTGGTTAGGCGGAGCATCTTCCATAGAAAATTTAGTTAATCCGTGTAAAGATCCATTAGAGCCTTTACCATCCACAGTACCGCTAATGTCGTAACTGTCACAGCCAAAAGCTCCAACGTGTTCGTTACCGGGGTATTTAAGTCCATTTTTATTAATAACATTATTTTGTAAATAAGTTGGAGGTGCCCACGATATTAAAAATCTTCCATCGTTATTTGGTATAAATTCAACTCTAGTATCTTTAACACCATTGCTCCACATAAAACTTCCTTTAGTTACAGAAACTTCATTATTTATACCATCATTATAATCTATCTGTTGATATATTTTAGTTAGGTTAAATAAAGTATTTTTAGCTTCATCTCTAAAAGCGTGTGCTTCAGTTCTTGGAAACTGTCTGTAATATTCGTTTAAGCTGTCTTGATCTGATTTAAGTCCTTCAACTTCGTTTTGCCAGTGTTCAACAACTCCTGTTGTAATAAGGTAACCATCAATTCCTTTGACTGGATTTTCTCCTCCAACGAAGACAGGTAATCCATAAGTGTCCATGAATCCCTCGTAGTTCCACTCCATAGGTATGAACAAGCTATAGAGCCCAGAAGATGTTTGTCCGTTTCTATTTCTTTTAGTAACGTCAGAATTTTCGTATATTTTTTTGAAGTTGTCTCCACCTTTGTCTAATGAATTAGATGTTGAGCCCATCATACATTTACCTACAATTCTTGATCCTAGACGTAAAGTAGTTTTTGTAACTCTCCAATTGTTTAATATATTATCAGGTCTTTCCCATTTACCACTTTCATCGTGAGCTAATATTTTTAATTTTTCACCGTCGTAAGAGTTATCACCTGTATTTTTCCAGTCAATCGTTGTATCTAATCCTTGTATATCTAGTTCTTTAATATTTTCCTGGAGCTTTCTACGAGTAAGCTTTGCGGCTGGAACACGATATGCCAACTCAGTCTTTGGCCGATCCATACCATCTTGAATGGGTTTAAAAAAGAACGGATAGTTAACTGATATGGGTACAACTTTATCCGTGAACATTTTTTTGGCATCTGCACCAGACTTGGAAAGTATACCGAATCTAGCATCGGAAGATATTGTAGCTTGGTTGACAAGTTCTGCACTTGCCATAAAAGAGAATCCAGATCGTCTGTTTTTAAGGTAGCACATGCCGTAACATCTTTGGTCGGCTTTGCACGCTTCCCAAAATATAAAGAAGAGTCTGTTTGCTTCTCTAAAGTCAGGAGCCCCAACGTCGATCTTTGACCATTGCAAGTACATATAATGAGTACCAGTAATGTAAGTATTAACACCATTGTTATAAAACCAAAATCCTTCTTCTCGTCTAGTAAATTCATCGTCTATATAATCATACCATTTTTCTTTAAAGTCTAAAGGTAGATCTTCCCAGTCAAACCTACTTTTTATTCTTTGTAATTCTTTTGGATATTCAAACTTTTCCCAATATTGTTCCGCTTTGACTTTGCTTCGTTTATACGATTCATTTGCTGCTGGTAAAGCAATCCTGAGATTTTGTATTTCAATGATTTGTCCAATTTTACCTGTTTTACTTATTACTATAAAATCATAATCAGAGTTATAACCATACTCCCATTTTTTAAACCTATTGTTTTTAGCTAGTATTTTAGAATTAACAACGTCTTTTACTTCTTTCCAAAGTGTTTGTTGATAACTCATTTGCTTCTACGTTCTGCAAAGCCTTTAAAACTTTTAGTTTCTTTATTAATGTCTTTACCATCTAATATAGCTTGCTCTTCTTCTACTCTTTGTAGTATTTCAAAAGCATCCATAATACAAAGCTTTTTTGTAGCTGCAGCATTTTTTAATCTATCAGCCGCTAAATCATCAGCACTATCTGTAATAATTTGCTCTTCAGCTACTTTAATTAACTCATCAACTGCTTTTCGCCCAGCTTGGATTATATTCTTTCTCGTTTCCTTTGTGCTCATGGATTAATGCTATATCATTTGATTTCATACAATAAAGTCGTTCATCATTTATAATAAACTCAAACTCTGAGTTAGGTGTGAACGTTACAAGTGTTCCAGGTTTTATTTTAAGAGCTTCTAAGGAACTATTAGTATATTTTATTATACCAACATTAGGTTGCTCTATATTAACGTCTAATTCGTTTTTATTTACAATAGGTTTTACAAAGCAGTAA